GCTCCTAAGATGCAAGTCTTTGAGAGTGGTGATGTACAAGACATGTGCGGTGAGGATGTCTCATTCTGTCTTGATGCCAAGGAAGAAGATTATGAAATCTGGTGCGATCCTCGTATCAGGGTTGGTCACGAAAAAACTCGCGTTATTTGAGGTACTGAATTATGATGATGAAAGGCGGCACTTATGTCAAGGGTAAGCCGAAGAAAACTCGCCAAGGAAACTCGCAGTATACTCTGCGTTCCGCGACTTCTCGCAACAAGGCTAAGAAAAAGTATAGAGGTCAAGGTAAGTAAATAGAACAAGTTAATAAAAGTTCATTATGGCAGCACTTATTTGTAACCTCCCCTCGGTGGAGGTATGGGTTCGTAAGGAGTATCTAACTGATCACCAAAGCGGTCATGGTGAATTTGTCAAAGGCGTCTGGGTATCGGCAAAGTCGATTCCTGGGCGCACTTTTTATTTTGAGACATACTTACCAGAGTATGCAGCAATGTATGACAAATTACCCATCAGTGCCTTTGTATCAGAACCAGAACTTCCTACACCTGATATGGATTTACCGAATCTACAATTTTGGAATTGTATGGACTATGGTGTGGTATCAGTTACGAAGCAATTCATTGGTTCGATGGATTATGAACTGTATACAAGGGACTTTGGCATTCAGAAGGGCACCTATGTGTGTACTCTAGACAATTATCACCAGGATATGGATACAATTGATTGTTATACTGCAGAAAATCCTGCCGAACACAAGTCTCATAACTTAATTGAGTTAGAGAATGGACAGTATGCACTCTATCCAAACAATAGAATGCGTATTTTTGACAATAGTTTAACACCTGTTGATCCAAAAATGCCTGATTTTAAAGTTTCGACTCAATATTACCAGGTCGAAAACGGTTTTGAGCGACTCGGAATGGGTCGTGAGGACGAATATTTCTGGAAAACAGCAAAAGAACGCGAAAATTCACCCGAAGAGGAGAAAAATGACAGCAAGTAACGACTTTTTAGACAATTTGGCAGCAGATCAACACGAAAAAATGCTTCGTGAGATCGCAAATGACGATTTGACACCCAAAAAACGGGATAAGAAGCAAGAAACGGAGATTTTTGAGCAAGAAATCCCACCAACACCTCTGTATGAGTGAAAAATGATCGACGAAAATGGATGGTGGCAGCGAGATCCGATTCCTGATGAGGAATGTATCTTAATTTGCCTTAAAAATGCACCTTGTGGCACAAATAAGAAGCAAGTTGAATCATTGATCAAAAAATATGAAAATATAATTGACGAATTGGTTGATAAATAACTTATATTTGCCGTATAATTGTGCCTTTAGAAAGGGTAAGTCAATCTTTTTCAGATGTAAGTATGTCGTTCAAGAAAAATCCCTTGAACGACGATTTGATTTTGCTTAAAAATGCAAATGCAATCGCTAGATCCATCAAAAACATTGTATTTACATTTCCTGGAGAGAAACCCTTTAATGAAAACTTTGGATCAAGGGTATCAAGGTTATTATTTGACAATTTTGATGACTTAACCGCATCAAATATTAAAGATGAGATTGAGACATCAATTCGTAGATTTGAACCAAGAGTGAGACTAAGGTCTGTCGAAACAACACCTGATTTTGGAAATAATGCTTTTGATGTACAAATCATATATGACATTATAGGTGCAGATATACCTGCACAGCAATTAGAATTCGTCTTGCAGCCAACAAGGTAACATGCCATTAGTAAATTTCGCTAACCTGGACTTTGACCAGGTTAAAACATCACTCAAAGAATACTTAAAGTCAAATTCCAACTTTACGGACTATGATTTTGAAGGATCCAACCTTTCATCAATTCTTGATGTGTTGGCATACAATACGTATATTACCTCATACAATGCAAACATGGTTGCAAATGAGGTTTTCATTGATAGTTCGACATTAAGAGAGAATGTTGTTGCTCTTGCAAGAAATATTGGATATGTTCCTAAGTCAAGAAAGGCAGCACTTGCAACAATTACGTTTGAGGTTGATACTTCAGAGATAAGTCCAACTCCATCAACGATTACACTTAAAAAAGGTGTTGTTGCATCAAGTGCAGGATCATTTGGAAATCAATCCTTTGTATTTTCGATTTTAGAGGACGTTACAGTTCCTGTTTACAATGGAGTTGCAGCTTTTAACGAATTATCAATTCATGAGGGTGTTCTTTTAGAATCTAACTTCACAAAATCCTCTAGTAATCTAAATCAGAAGTATATTTTACCAAATGCAGGTATTGACACTGACTTAATTCGTGTTACGGTCAAAAATAGCGAATTTGCAACAGCAGCTACAAAATATAGTCTCCAGGATAGTCTTTTTGAGATTAATCCAGAATCAAAAGTCTATTATTTGCAAGAAATATCAGATGAGAGATATGAGTTGATTTTTGGAGACGGTGTTTTTGGTCAAGCACTCGAAGAAGGTGCTTATGTTACTGCAAACTACATCGTAACCAATGGTGATGCAGCAAATGGCATTGCATCGTTTAATTTTGCAGGAAGATTAACATATACAAGAAATGGTGTTGAGTATAATGTAACTTCTGGAGTATCATTGTTAACTCCAGGTCTTATTGCCTCTGGTGGATCAAATATTGAGACTGTAGAGTCAATTAAGAAGTTTGCTCCAAGAATATACGCAACACAAAATAGAGCACTGACCTCTAATGACTATGAAACGATAATTCCATCAAAAATCTACCCAGAAACTGAATCTATTTCTGTTTTTGGTGGGGAAGAGTTAGTTCCACCCCAATATGGCAAGGTTTTTATTAGTATTAAACCAACATTTGGTGATTACTTGCCAAACTTGATTAAAGAAAATATAAAAATGCGATTAAAGAAGTATTCTGTGGCAGGAATTGTCCCAGAAATACTTGATCTGAAATATTTGTATCTTGAGAGTGATAGTAAGATATATTATAACACAAATCTTGCAAATACCTCTGAATTGGTCTCAACATTGGTTCAGAATAATGTCACAAAGTACGCTGAATCAACTGAGTTAAATAAGTATGGAGCGAGGTTTAAGTATAGTAAATTCTTAAAGGTGATTGATGATAGTCATGAATCTGTAACATCGAATATTACAACTATTCAGATGAGACGTGATTTGAGAGTAACATTAAACGCTTTGGTTGAATATCAAATTGGTTTTGGAAATTCTTTCTATATTAAGAGAATGAGTGGATACAATATTAAAACTTCTGCATTCAGAGTTGATGGTATTGGAACCGATGTTTATATTTCAGATATACCGAACTCAGATAGAGAAACGGGTGAATTATTCTTATTCTCTGTACCATCTATAAATTCCACAAGTCCTACTATCGTTAAAAGAAACGTCGGAACAATTAATTACAAGAGAGGTGTATTAACACTGAACCCGATAAACGTTTTATCAGGAAAAACAAAAACTGGTCAAACAATTATCGAAATCTCTGGTTCTCCAGTTTCTAATGACGTGGTTGGATTACAAGATCTCTATTTACAACTGGATATTGCAAATAGTAATTTTGAGACAGTGACAGATGAAATTGCTTCTGGCGTTGATCCTTCGGCGTCTAACTACATTGTATCTTCGAGTTATGCAAATGGTGTTCTAGTACGTCCTGGTGGTAGAGGTAGCGTTCCAGTCTCTACAACAACTACTACCACCACAGCAACTGGAAATACAACCCTTTCGACAGTAAGGGGTACTCCACAAACAGCAGCATCACCAACTACATCTACAACTACATCTACACCATCTGGCGGTGGTGGAGGTTCCACCCCAACCCCTTCTGGTGGCGGTGGCGGCGGTTACAATTACTAATAGTATCATCGAATAATGTCAGAAAAAAGAGTTCAGTTTAATAACATCGTTCAGAACCAACTTCCTAATTATGTTAGGGATGAGTTTCCACTTATTTCTGAATTTTTAAAGTCATATTATCAGGCACTTGAGTTCCAAGGTGCTCCTATTGATCTGATTCAAAATATTGATCGATATATTAAACTTGACGAAACAACTGGACTGGCTGATTCTGTCATCTTACTGGATGAGATATCTGCTTCTGACACAACAATAACCGTTGATTTTAGACAGTCTCTAACAGGAACTGATGGATTCCCTGATTCTTATGGACTGCTTAAAATTGGTAGTGAAATTATAACTTACACTGGAAAAACTGATAATACCTTCACTGGATGTATTAGAGGATTTTCTGGAATTACTTCTTACAAACAAGATGCAAATCCAGAAAATTTAGTATTTGAATCAACCACTAGACAACTTCACCAAGCAGGTGCTGAAATTGAGAATTTAAGTGCCCTGTTTTTAAAAGAGTTTTTAGCAAAAACAAAACGTCAGTTTTTACCACTCCTAGACGAAAGACCTCTTTCTGAGGACTTAAACCAAAATTTATTCATCAAACAATCAAAAGACTTTTATCTGAGCAGAGGAACAGATAGATCTTTTGAGATTTTGTTTAGAGCATTATACAACGCAGACGTAACTGTAGTAAAACCAAGAGATTTTCTTTTTACGCCATCAAACTCTGATTTTAGAGTTACAAATGATTTGGTTGTAGAATCTGTAGAGGGAGATCCTCTTGATTTAGATCAGGCAACTCTTTTCCAAGAAGACTTTCCTGATGCTGGTCTAGTTAAAGCATATGCTCCTATCACTTCAGTAGAAAAACTTCAGGTATTTCAGGTAGGAACAGCAAAAAGTTTTTATAGGTTAAGTCTTGATGGTGGATACGATAGAGACGTTGAGGTTCAGGGTGCAATCCGTGGAGCATTTGGTATTCACCCCAAAACTAGAGTAATTGGACAAGTGGGATCAGGTGCAAGTATTCTATACGTTGATTCTACTGTTGGTTTTGGAACAACTGGTGAATTATCTGTAACCTACAATGATACTACCACTGGAGTTGTATCTTATACCTCAAAGAACCTCACTCAATTCTTTGGCTGTTCTAATGTAACCGGAACAATCCCTGATGGAGAACCTGTTGGTATTAATACCTTTGCGTATGGAAGATCCTTTGTTAATCAGAATGAAACCATTAGAGTTAGAATTAATGCAGTTCTGAGTGATTTTGTATATCCACAAAATACAAAGAATTTCCGAGATGGAGATATTGCAAGAATTAAAACACTTGGTAATGATAAAGATTCTTTTGCTTTTAATAATTGGTTCTACAATTATGCATCGAATCATTTGGTCAATTCTATTGAACTGATAGACTCTTCTGACAACAGTTACAAATTAGAATTAAATCAAAGACATTTCTTTAAAGAAGGTGATAAGATTGATGTAACTGCACTGAAGGGAATTACCCAAATTGGTGGTGTAGTATACAGAGTCAACTCTGAGACATCAATTTCTATAAAAGGATCTGGTCCTTTAAACTCTGCAGTAACTTACTCTCTGACAAGACAATTATTAAAGGGAGACGCTGCTAGTTTTGGTACTGCTCAATTATATCAAACGAACGTACAAGGTGTCTACGACAATGAAGACAATTACCTTGTGGCATCTTCATCTATACCTTCATATGGTGGAGCAAGACTCAATGCTAGTGACAGATCTGTAACTCTCTCTGGAACGTTTCCGATTGGAGAAGAGTTAGCGATTAGTCCTGGAGCAAAACATAACTTTTATTCTGGAGATCCTGTTTATTACTCCGCAGGAACTGAAACAGAAAGATTCGTTGATTATCGGGGAAAACCTGGAACAAGGGAAGTTAGAAGACAATCCCTGGGTGCTAATTTCCCAGATGGTTTATATTATGTCAAGAGAATATCTGATACAACTATTAAACTGGCAAAGAGTAGAAATGATGTTTACAATGAAAAATTTGTATCTGTAGAAAGTGAAGTTACAGTAAATGGCAATACATTAAGACCATACAGATTTGAGGGTAAAGAATTAAATTCTCAAAAACTTTTAAGAGAAATTCCAAAAAAGGCTCAGCATACTGGTAAGTTAACTCAAACTGAACCAGGATTTAATGGAATTTTGGTCAATGGTGTCGAGATATTAAATTATAAAGCACCAGACGTTGTTTACTATGGTCAAATTGATGAAGTTGAAGTTCTTGCTCCTGGAGAAAATTTTGATATCATTGATCCACCACTTTTGCTGATCAGTGATAGTGTTGGAACTGGTGCTACTGGAAACATTGCAGTTTCTGGTTCTTTGGAATCTATTAGAGTTTTAGATCCTGGATTTGATTATGCAGAAACTCCAGTAATTAGTATTACTGGTGGTAATGGTTCTGGTGCTTCTGCTGAAGCAAATATGAAGTTGATTGACTATTCCATTCAGTTTTTCTCTGGGGCAGCGTCAAATAAAGTTACATTAGGTGCAGATGACTCTACCATCGGTTTTGCAACTTTCCATAAATTGAGAAATGGTGAGCAAGTCATTTACAGAACCAATGGACAGACTGCTGTCGGTGGTTTGACCACTGATGCAAAGTATTTTGTAAGAACCACTGATAACGTAACAGTAACATTACACAACACTCTTGCGGATGTTATTTCAGGAATCAACACGGTAGTGTTGACATCTCACGGTATTGGTCCTCACAATTTAGAAACAGTAACTAAAAAATCAGTTCTTGAGTCAGTTTCTGTTATTAGCAGTGGTGACGGATATGAAAATAAAAAGAGATCTTGTGGTGTAACTGGTGTAAGCACTTCTCTCAATACTATTAATATCAAAAACCATGACTATAAGTCTGGAGAGATAATCAAGTATGCTGCAGGTTCTTCTGCTATTAGTGGTTTAACCAATGGAACCGAATACTATGTAATTAAATTAGATGATGATAATTTCCAATTAGCAAATGTTGGTCTTACCACATCAACGAAAAGATATTTCTATGATACCAACCAATATATTAATCTGGCTTCCACAGGTGCTGGTACACACTCATTTAACTATCCAGAGATCTCTGTTAGACTTTCTGGACAAATTGGTATATCTTCTATTGGATTAGAAACATTTGAGGCAGAAGTACAACCAATTTTCAGAGGACAAATTTCTTCAGTTAATTTGTCTAACAATGGTGTTGGATATGGTGCATCCGAAGTTCTGAACTTAGATAGAGTTCCTTCGATTATAGCAGTTCCTGGAGAAAGTGCTCAGTGCCAACCAATCATTAACCAAGGAAGAATAGAAGAAATTCTTGTACTGAATCCAGGAAGACAATATGTTTCTCCTCCAGATTTAGTAATTGAGGGAGAGGGTCTTGGTGCTGTAATCGTTCCAGTTCTAAACAATGGAACTTTGACAGAAGTTAAAGTTTTAGAACCTGGTGCGGGATATGACCAAAATACGACAGTTGTTAATGTAGTTCACCCTGGGGATGGTGAAGTATTAAAAGCAAAACTGCAAACATGGAGAGTTAATTTATTCCAGAAATATATTAATTCACTGAATGATGATGATGGAGTCATCGATACTGGAACTAATGAGGATTTTGGACTGCAATATTGTCACTTATATGCTCCAAGAAAATTAAGACAGTTAATCTATTCTGTTGATGGTGATGGCAATCAATTATATGGAGAGTCAGACTTACAGATAAACGTTAATACAAAGCAAGAAAACGTTAATGATAACCACTCTCCAATTATTGGATGGGCATATGATGGACATCCAATTTACGGACCATATGGATATTCGACAAGATCTGGTGGTGCTGTCACCATCATGGAAACTGGATACACAGAAAAGTCGGATGCAGCACAGAGACCACCACTAACAACTTGGCCCTCTGGTTTCTTCATTAATGACTTTGTTTATGAGAATAAAACCAGTGAGACTGTTCTTGACGAAAACAATGGGAGACATTGTGTTACTCCAGAGTTTCCTAACGGAACTTATGCATACTTTGCTACCATTGCAAGTGATGAGGCAGATACTCAATCTCCATTTACTAATTTCAGAAGACCCAAGTTCCCATATTTGGTTGGAGAAAACTTCCATGCAAAACCAAATGAGTTTAACTTCCAAAAGGTATCAAACCAAGATGATTATAAGATCAATACTTCAGGGTACATAAAAAATACCTCACCATTTAATTTCTTTGACGATAGAGATGTTCGGTATAAGTATCTTTCTTTGCCAGCAGATTTAACTCAGAAAGTTGAGATTAAAAACGCAGCAAGAGGTAAAGTAGATAATATTGGTATTGTAACCGGTGGAATTAATTACAAGGTAGGTGACCCCGTTGTATTTAATGATGCCGAAACAGGCGGTGCAGGCGTTTCTGCGAAGGTCTCACACGTCTTAGGTAAACCAGTTGATAGTGTAAGTGTTGCCACTAGTTCCATAGAAAATGTGGAATTTTACCCTAATGGTAAAGGAAAATATTTACTGTTTGCTGATAACCCTCATAATCTCTCAAATCAAGATTTAATATCAGTAGCTGGAGTATCAACCACTGCATCAGACCTTGAGGGATTTTACAATGCAGGAATTAGTTCAAATGTATACAAGGTTACTGGCACAGGTATTTCAACTAATGGAATTGGTACAGTTGCATACACTGGATTAGTCACATACTTTAATTTGACTGGAAATCTCAATTTCCCAGACATTAGAGAAAATGATATTTTGGTGATTGGAACCGAAGAAGTAAAAGTTCTGAATGTTGATAATCGTTTATCAAGAGTTAGAGTTCTTAGATCTGTAAATGGTGTTGTTGGAGTTTCGCATACTGTTGGAACAGCAGCAACCGTATCTCAAAGAAAACTTAATGTTGTCGCTGGATTTAAAACAGATCTTGACTATAAAGTAAACAAGCAACTGTACTTTAACCCAGTAGAGGTTGTTGGACTGGGTAGTACCGGAGGAGTTGGTATTGGAACCACGATTTTCTTTGATAATCCAGGAGCTGGGGCAACCTCAATCGTCATACCAACTAAAACACTATTCATCAAGGATCATGGACTTGAGACTGGTGATATCGTCACATATTCCTCAAATGGTGGAATTGGAATCACCATGTGTGATAATCATGTCAGTGCTGGAATAGGAACAACTATTGCAGATGGAACTAACCTGTATGTTGCAAAAGTTGCTAATAATTTAATTGGATTAGCGACTGCTAGAGTTGGTCTTGGAAGCACTGGAATATTTGAGGGAGTGGTTGGTATTGACACTGTTACCACTTTGGGATTCATTGGAGTTGGATCTGGTGTCTATCATAGTCTCAAAACTAATTACAGTGTTATAACAGGAGCTGTTAATAGAAATACAGTTACTGTCAGTACAGGTGAATCTCATGGAATTAAGATTGGACATGACATTATCTTAGATGTTAACCCAGGAATCACGTCTGCGTTTAATATCTCTTACAATGACTTCAATAGAAAATTAATTGTAAATCCAAAATCCTATACTTCTACTGGAGTTAATACTTCTACTGGAGTAGTCACCATTGAGAATCATGGATTTACTAATGGTCAAAAGATTGTTTACACTGAAAACAGCGATAATCCTACAGAGGGACTTACAGATAACTCAATTTATTATCTTTCCGTAATTGATAGTAACTCCTTTAGATTTTCCAATACATTTAATAATGCTGTTATGGAAATTCCAACTACGGTTGGAATGGCAAGCACCGGTGGCGGTGGAACAATTAATCCAATCAACCCCCCATTAAAATTATACAGAGATTCTACGGTTACATTTAATTTAACCAGTTCTACTCTCTCACACGAAGTTCAGTCTACAAATTATCCTTCTTTTGAGTTTAATTTGTATCATGATAAAAACTTTACTAATAAGTATGTTGGAAAAATTAGTGATGGTAAAAATTATGACGTTCTTAGATCTGGTACAGTAGGTGTTGATGGAGTTGCTAAGGTCACATTAAAAGTTAATGATGACACACCAGATATACTTTATTATAGACTTGATCCGACATATGAGAGTGATGAACTCCCTGCAGAGAAAACGGAAATTAATATTGATGATGAGGTTACTTACAACAATACTGCTAAAGTTATACGAAGCATGTATAATGGTAAGTTTAAAGTTAGTCGTACTGAACCAAACTCGTTTGGTTTTACTTTGGGACCAATTCCAGAAAAGTCTTCATACATTTCATCAACTTCTTCTGCAGAAATTACATATGAGACAGATTGTACTCATACTGAGGGTTCGATTACAAGAATTGAAGTTGTTAATGGTGGACAAGGGTATCAATCTCTGCCTGGTATTACCACAGTTTCCAGTGCTAGAGGTACTGGTGTAATTTTAGAAGCAGAGAGTAATGAAATTGGTAAGATAACCAAAACTGAACTTAAGAGTATTGGATTTGATTTCCCATCTGATAAGACACTGAGACCATCAATTACTCTACCAAATCTGATTAAGATTAGATCTTTAAAATCATTTGATGTTATTGGAATATCCTCTGGTGGAAGAGGATACTCTTCGGCACCTAGATTAATAGCATTTGACGGGAAGACAATGCAACGTCTCACCGATGTAGACCTTGATTATGATCTTGGTGATGACAGAGTAACGATCCTGAAGAATACTAAAGGAATGAGTAATACCATTCCTACCATTCTACCAATTTACAATACCAATGGTTGTGGTATCAGCACTATTGGATTTAATACAATAACAAATCAAGTCACTGCTGAATTGTCAGTTGGATTCAGTGCATCTGATGACTTCCCAGTCGAAGTCGGTGATAAGGTGATGATTGAGAATATCAGTGTTGGTATAGGATCCACCGGAACAGGATTTAACTCTTCTGATTATGGATATAAGTTATTCCCAGTTATCTACGTAGACAAAAACCTTGGTGGAGTTGGAGCTACTTTTAGTTACAGTCTTGACGGATTGTTTGATAAAGATAAGGGTGAAATTGTTGGAACCTTCGATAAGTTTAATTCTTCTGGAAGAGTTATTTCTGAAAGACATTTCCCCGTATTTGATATTTCACTTAAAGATAATGAATTCCTCGATGGAGAAGAAGTTAAGTCTGCTACAACCTCAGGAACTGTTGAGAGTTGGGATAAGAAGACTGGAACTTTAAGAGTTTCCACTTCTAAAAACTTTGTAGCAGGTGAAACAATCGAAGGTCTTGCTTCGTACACTCAAGGAGTTGCAGAGCGGGTGACTACATATGAGTCTGTTCTTAATACAGATTCATCATCAAGAGTTGTTAGAGGATCTGTCACAGACTCTGGATTCCTGAATGCTAGTCTGCAAAGGGTTCAGGATAGTTTCTACTATCAAAACTTCTCATACTCATTGAGATCAAGAATTGACTTTGATACTTGGAATGACGTTGTAAGTACAACAAACCACACAGCAGGATTTAAAAAATTCTCTGATTATCAGTTAGAAACACCAGCAGAGTTTAAAGAAGTTTCTGCTAACTCAATGAGAGTTGGTTTATCTACAGAACTTTCATACTTTACTGTTGTTAATGATCTCTACAGCGTTGGAGATTTAAATTGCACTCACGATTTTGATCTTGCTTCAGAAAATTCACTTAATGCTGCTGGCAGTGTATTCTCCGACGAAATTATTTTTGCAAGTAGAATTTTAACAGACTTCTTCGAGTCATTTGGAAACAGAGCAGTTGATTTTGATGATTTTAGTGCTTTGTTTAATAGTAATCCAAGAGCAACTAGATTCCAACTCATTGATGAATTCAATGTTAGTAACAGCAGATTCCTGAAGTATTTTGTCTACTTTAAGGATGAAAGATTTGAAAGTGAAAGACAATTCCAAATTGTCAATATGATTCAGGATGGAAGATTTGCATACTTCAATAATTATGGAAGAATGTACAGTGTGGGAGAACTTGGAAGTTTTGACTTTAAGATTTCTGGAACTCAAGGTTCCTTACAGTTCTTCCCAAATAACTTTGCAATTAATGACTATCAAATAGTCAGCATGGCATATCATTTAGATGATAATGTTGTTGGTCTGGGAACTTCTATTGTATTGGGTAATGGCGCTGTAGATCTTCGTACTAGCAGCACTGAACTTCCTTCCGGTGGTGGAGTTAGAAGAACAATTGTATCAACTGCTGCAACAACTAGATCACTTAAGGTGATGTCTCTTGTTTCAGATCCAGCAACCAATGACCATGAATATAATGAACTGAATATTGTTCATGATGATACTGAAGTTAGTGTCACTGAATTTGGTAGATTGATGACCACTGATAATAGTACTTCATTTAGTGGCACAGGATTTGGAACATACTATCCATACCTTGATGGTAGTCTGTTAAAGGTTGACTTCATACCAAGTGTTAGTGCTGCAATGACCTGCAACACAATGCAGATTGGTTTTGGTACTGAGGGTATATCTGGAATCAGCACTGAGCAAATGAAGCACGCTATTCTGGAGGGTCAATCAACATCAATTTCTGCATCTGGAACACCAGGTATTACAACTGTTGCTGAATATACTTCTCAGTATGACTCTGCATATTTCATGGTATCGATCACAGATACTACAAATGATACCTATGAAATGAGAGAAATTATTACTATTGATACTGATAGTAATGAAAACGGTACAGGAGAGATAGAAATCCAGGAATTTGGTATTGTAGAAACCGACACACCAATGCCGTATATAAGCGGACTTGGAACTTTCGGCGGAAGACTTAATTCTGGTGGTGGAGTTTCTCTAACCTTTACTCCAGAGGCAAATATTGCTGTTGATGTGAAGGTCTTCACTCAAGCACTAAGACTTGAGGATGACAGCAGAGATCAAAGAGACTTTGGCAATGGATTATTTGTTACAAATTATGCAAGATATGAAGGAACAGAAAATGCTGTTAAGAAGACATTTACTCTGGAGCATAGATCTGCACCTATCTTTGAGAAATATTTCTTAGGAGATGATTCTGATATTGTTAGCATCAGTGCTAATACAATCACTCTTCCAAATCACTTCTTTGTTTCTGGAGAAAAAATTAGATACGACAGAAATGGTGGAATTACTTCTTCTGTTGGTATTGCTGAAACAAACTTTGCTGGACTTGGTAATACCACATTCTTGCCAATTAACCAAGACATTTTTGCTATCAAAGTCACTGATGATAAGATTCAACTTGCATCTTCAGCAGAAAATGCACTGAAAAAGATTCCTATTCCTATCGACATTACTAGTGTTGGAATTGGAACTTCACATAGATTCAGTGCAACTAATCAGAATTCAAGATGTTTAGTGGCACTTGATAACTTGATTCAATCTCCTATTGTTTCTACATCACAAACAACCGGACTTTCCACTAATGTCACCACAGTTGACAATATTATCAAGATAAGTGGTATACAATCATACTTTGGATCAGATCTCATCAAGATGGGTGATGAGATTATGAAGATTATGTCCGTTGGTGTGGGAAGCACAAATGCTGTCCGTGTCAGAAGAGGACAATTAGGAACACTCATTGGTATTGGAAGCACTGGAGATCCAATTACTAAAGTTGTTGGAAACTACAATATCACCGATAGTGTCATTCACTTTGCTGAAGCACCTTACGGTCAAGTTCCGATTGGTAGTACAACAAATCCACCCGATGAAAGGGATTGGGAAGGAATCGCTGCAAGTTCTTCTTTCCAAGGAAGAATGTTTATGAGATCTGGTATCGAAGATACTACGACCGATACTTATCACACAAACTATCTCTTTGATAGTTTATCGAATAAATTTGATGGCAATACTTCAGTATATCCATTGGTCTCTGGTGGATCAACTGATATTAGCGGAATTGCTACAGGAAATGCGATTATTCTAGTCAACGATATCTTACAAGGTCCTGGATTTACTAATGACTTTACTCTTGGTGAAAATGCTGGTATCACTACCATTGCATTTACTGGAACTGCATCTTCCACGACCACTGATGCTAATACATCTGGATTGCCTATCGGTGGCACTCTCCTTTCCGTTGGAACTACAGAGGGATTTGGTTATCAACCACTCGTCTCTGCTGGTGCAACTGCTAAGGTTACCAACGTAGGAGTTCTTACTGATGTTGCAATCGGTAACACTGGATCTGGATATAGAGCTGCTGAGAAATATGAATTCCTTGTTGATACAAATGAATTTGTAGGAATTGGATCTACTGAGATATTCCTTCCAAATACTAAAGCGGTTCTTGATATTCTTCCACACATCAATAGTGGTTCTAATTCTGAAATTATATTCGGAAGAGTTGGTGATTCATATATTTCTGGAACCATCGTATCCTCTGCATCTACATTTGTAAGAGTTGCTGCAACTGATGCACTGTCTGTAGGAATTCCCACGGGAACTAAAGCACGTATCAGTGTTTCTAACCCTACAGTTGGATTTGTTAACGTTAGTGCTGCTTCTACAAGCGTTGGTATCGAAACTACAATCTATCACGTTGGATTTGCAACTATCGTTAATGGACACGTTTCTACTGCTATCTCTGTAACAAATAATTCATCCGCAAGGTTCTATCCTACAAAGTCAATTAGTAACGTTGGATACAGTTCTATCACAGGTATAACGACTGTTACCACATCCACTGCTCACGGACTGACTGAGGGTGAGTTTATTCAGTTGTCTGGTATCGCATTCACCTGCACTTATGCGCCACCTGTTAATGTATCTAACGTTGGATATAGCACTGTAAGTGGTATTACAACAATCACTACCGCAACACCACACCTTTTACAAGTTGGCAAGGGTGTTGTCCTGACCAGTATTGGAATGACCTGCGAATATGACGCTATTAATCCGCATTATTATCCAAGAACAACTGACCCCGCATATTGTGGAGTTCCAGTTCTTGAGGTTGTTGATTCTACTAATTTTGTTGTTAACACTGGTCCATCTACAGTTCCAACATTCTATAAGAGTGGTGGAACAATCCAAGGTGCAATTATCAATGCACCAAGGAAGAAGAATAAGTCTACCAGCGGAAATGATTTTGCATCTGGTGGATCTTCAGTAATTGCAGTTCTCTCTCCAACCGAGTTTGTTGTAAATACTGGAACCTCAACCTGTCCTCACTTCTATAATAGATGCGGTAAGGTTAGCAGACCATTGTCCCTGTTCGTTGATGATCCACTTTCCTACACCAACATTCCACTTAATTATGTTGGTGCAGCAAACTCTGGATTTAGTGGAACTATTGATGTTGTTGTTGGTAATGGTTCTAGCATCATTGACTTCAGCATCAACAATAAAGGTGTTGGATATAAACCAGGTGAAATTCTTACCATTCCAACTGGTGGGCTTACTGGAATTCCTACAACTGGAGCAACCAGCGATTTCAGAGACTTTGAGGTAACAGTTCAGAAGGTATTCTCTGATGAATTTACTGGATGGAGTGTTGGTGTTCTCCAAACACTTGATACTCCACAAGGTCTCTTTGATGGTGCAACTAAAGCATTTAATCTTTCTCTCGCAGGTGAACAAATTTCTATTAGAGCACCAAGAGGTTCTAAAGTTGATGTTGAGAAAGTTCTTATTGTTACTGTCAACGATATTCTCCAAGAACCAGGTAAAGGTTATGAATTCCCAGGTGGTAGTGTAATCAAATTTACAGAAGCACCTAAAGTTGGTGATAGTTGTAAGATTATTTTCTATAAGGGAACTGGTGATGACACTGATGTTATCTTTAGAGAAGTTATCGAAACTGTCAAGAAAGGTGATACTTTAACTCTTGGGTATGATAGATCTTCTGGACAACGTTCTACTTTACAAGAAGAAGCAAGAACTGTTACCAATGTGAACTCTACTGACCAAGTTCAGACATTTGCATATTTTGGTCCAGGAAATACAGAGGATGAAACTCTGACAAGAAGAGTTAAGTGGTGCAGACAAACTGAAGATAAGATTATTGACGAAAAACGTGTTTCTAAAGATAGAGAACTTTATGAACCACAAATTAATCCATACGCATACATTACCAAGTCAGTTGGTATTGGATCCACTGTGATTTACGTTGATAGAGTAAGACCTCTCTTTAATCAGAGAAATGAAAATGACACTGCGTTAACATTCCAAGATAAGTTTAAGTTTGCGTCTCAGTTGGTAACTGTTGGAGCAGCAGGAACCGCTGTTGTAAGTGACACTGGAACTATCTCTTCTATCATCCTCTCTGAGGGTGGTGTTGGATATACTACTGCTACAGTTACAATTGGATCAACTTCTCACCTTGTTCCACATCTTGGACTTACAACTGCACTGGCAAGTCCAGTAATTGGTGCAGGAAATACAATCGCTTCTGTCACCATTGACAATGCTGGAACTGGATACACTAGTACAAATCCACCAACCGTCTTGATAAGCGAACCTGGTTATAGTGAAGAAGAAAATCTTTCTGTAGATTATGCAGGTGACTCTGGAATTATTGTTGGATTTGGAACTACAACAACTGCTGGTCTTACTACACAATTCGTCTTTGACTTACATATTCCGTTTGATTCCAAATTAAGAGACGCTTCTATAGTTGGAACAGCAATAACTCTGAGTGGATTAGAGCAAAATGACTACTTCATTGTTAATAATTCCAATGTAGGATCTGCAACAACATCAATTACATCACTTGATTCTAGTGATAATACTGTGGGTGTTGGTAAGTCCTTTGTTGATAATGTATATGTTGTTGCACACGCTATAAACATCCAGAGAACAATTCGCTTGGATGCATCGGGTGTGGGAATTGGAACAACTGTCTGTAGAAGAGTATTCGTTGATGTTGATCAACCAGTATTTGACACCAGTGGAATTGGTACAAAATCAGTGTCTACTGTTGCTGGATATGGTGACTACAGTTGGGGTAAGATTACAGTTGCCTCAAGAGCAGGATTAAATAGTTTCACTGCATATACTGAAAATGGTGTTCTTGGAATAACTACATCAATGAGAGTGGAAAGATCTGCTCCACTGAAATACAAGAATTACATCACTTGATGTTTAATAAATAAAAAAAACTCCGTTAAACTGGCGCAAAATGGCTGCAATTATAACTGATCAAATCAGAATTTTGAATGCGAAAAATTTTGTATCTGGAGTTAGTTCCAGTTCAAACGCATACTATTCCTTCATTGGATTACCCAATCCAACAGATTATCAAAGTGACTGGGATTCATCTCCCCCTGCACCAAAAGATAATTTCTCTGAAGAGAACGATTATTGGGATACAATGATCGCTGTGAAGAAGATTAATTCTGGTGATGTTAGACAGGTGATCCCTAAGAGAACTTGGGCATCAGGTACAACTTATGACATGTATCGACATGATTACAGTGTTACCAATACTGCAGCCGTATCTGGTGCCACTAATTTGTATTCGGCATCTTATTATGTTCTGAATAGTGATTTCAGAGTCTACATTTGCCTTCAGAACGGAACTAATCCAGATAACCCAAATGGAAGACCATCTCTGGATGAACCAACTTTTACTGATTTAGAACCAAGATCTGCAGGATCAAGTGGCGACGGATATATTTGGAAATACCTTTATACTATCAAAGCAAATGAAGTTGTAAAGTTTGAGTCTACAGACTTCATGCCAGTCCCTGCTAACTGGGGATCAAGTGGAGATAATGCTCCTGTAAGGGACAATGCTGTTGACGGATCTATTAAGATTGTAACTGTAACCAATGCTGGAGTTGGTATTGGAACTGCAAACCAAACATATACAAGAGTTCCTATCGAAGGTGATGGATCTGGAGCAGAGTGTACAATAACAGTTGGAGCAGACTCTAAGGTTAGTGGAGTTACTGTTTCTAACCAAGGATCAAACTATAGTTATGGAAGTGTAAATTTAGTTGGTGGTAATGTTCCAACAGGAACTACTATTCCGACATTCGATGTTATTATGAGTCCTCAAGGTGGTCATGGAAAGGACATCTATAGAGAACTGGGAGCATACAATGTCTTATTGTATTCTAGAATTGAGAATGATAATGAAAACCCAGATTTTATTACTGGAAACCAAATTGCAAGAGTAGGAGTTATCGAAAATCCAGAGGTATCAACTGGAAACGTGTTAACTGCAGATAAAGCAAGTGTTGTTAGTGCCATTAAGTTAACTGGAATTGGATATAGTTCTGCTACTTTTGATGCAGACTCAACATTCACTCAAACTGTTGCAACAGGATCAACCGCTACTGGAAGAGTTGTTAGTTATAACCAAACAACTGGTGTTCTTAAGTTTTGGCAAGACAAATCCTCTTTTGGATTTACATCTGCTGGAGTTGGAGTTACAAATCCAACTTATGGATTTAATGTTACAGAATTTACTTCTTCTCCAGATGCTGGAGGTAGCGTTCAGATCACACCTTCATCAGGGTCAGTTTTGTCAATTGATGCAAACTTTACTGGTATCACAACGGTAATAAATAATCGTACATATTATCTTGGTCAGTCGTTTACAAGCGGAATCGCAGGTCCTGAGGTTAAAAAACACGCAGGAAATATTATATACGTTGATAACAGACCCTCGATTACCAGATCATCTAACCAAAAAGAAGATATCAAAATTATTTTGCAGTTCTAAAGAATTATGCCACAGCAAACGAACCTCAATGTAGCACCATATTTTGATGACTTTGATCCGGTAGATGACTACCATAGAGTGCTATTCAAACCTGGATATCCAGTACAGGCAAGAGAATTAACTACTTTACAATCTATTCTTCAGAGTCAGATTGAGAGGTTTGGTCAGCACTTTTTTAAAGAAGGTGCAAAGGTAATTCCAGGTAACACTGGATATACTCAGTTGTATTATTGTATTCAGTTGCAGAACACTTATCTGGGAGTTCCTGTAGCAGCATATGCTGAGCAATTAGTTGGAACTAGAATTACTGGAGAAACTTCTGGAGTAAGTGCTGTTGTAGATAAAATTCTGTTACCAGAAGATTCTGAGAGAGGAAATCTTACTCTTTATATCAACTATCTGAATTCTAGTACTGCAAATAATTCAACTCAAGTTTTTTCTGATGGAGAAAATCTGACATGCAGTGAAACCATCGCCTCTGGTCTGCTTGGAAACACTACCATTGCTGCTGGGTCTCCCATTGCAACAACAATACCTGAGGGAGCATCTGCTACTGGATCTGCTTTCCAGATTCAAGAAGGTGTATATTTTGTTCATGGGCATTTTGTCAATGTTAATACTGAAACTTTAATCCTCGATCAATACGGAAATAATCCTAACTATAGAGTTGGATTATTTGTTAATGAAACGATTGTTAATGCTGACGAAGACGACAGTCTGAATGATAACTCTCAGGGATTTAATAACTATTCAGCACCAGGTGCAGATAGACTTAAAATTTCTGTAAGTTTATTTAAAAAACCATTAACTGATTACAATGACGATCAGTTTGTTGAGTTGTCTATCATTGAAGAAGGAAATATTAAATCACAAACCAAGAGAGGGGATCTTGGTGGCGGAGTAGGATATAAAGATTGGACAGATATTCTTGCAAGAAGAACATATGCAGAATCTGGTGATTATTATGTAAAGGCATTTGATCTGTCTGTACATGAATCACTTAATAACGGAAAAGGTAATAGAGGAGTATTTAACGCTGGTCAGTTGACTTATGGAGGAAAGACTCCATCTAACGATTTGATGCTTTATAAGTTCTCTCCAGGTAGAGCGTTTGTAAGAGGTTACGACATCGATATCAGTAGTGTAACTTTCATTGATGTTGCTAAACCAAGAACAACTGGAACTATTGAAGATCAATCAATAATTTATAACACTGGACCAACCTTAAGAGTTAATAGAACTTGGAGAGCACCAGATGTTGGAGTTGGTAATACATATGTTCTTAGTTTAAGAGATCAGAGAGTTGGTCTTACAACAGATGGAACGGGTGGAACTCCATCTCCTGCAGGTAGAGAAATTGGCGTTGCTAGAGTATATGATTACAGATTAGAATCTGGATCTTACAATACTTCCAATGACACTCTTAATGAGTGGAATCTTTCTCTGTTTGATGTTCAGACAACAGTAGATTTGGTCCTTAATCAAGCAACAACTCTTTCTGTTCCTACTTTTGTACAAGGTAGTAGAAGTGGTGCAACTGCATTTATCAAAGATGCAGTCTCAAATTCAAATGCAGTATCTTTGTATGAGGTAGAAGGAGACTTTATTCCTAATGAAGCACTGGTGTTTAATGGACTCAATGACGGCAGAATTGCTACTGCAGTTACAACATATAGTTTGTCTGATGTAAAATCTGTTTATGGAAGTAATGATAGACTGACTGGCATCAATACCTTTGCTGCTGACGTTGTTCAGACTCCAGTGATTGCTGTTGGAGTAGCAACAATCACCAAAGCTTCTGGTGGAGTTAGTACCGTAAGAAGTGCAAGTAGTGCTCTTCCAGGACTATTCAAGGTTGGAAACTTGGTAGAGTATACAAATCCATCAGCAACTATCGTTGATCCTACTCTTGCCAGAGTTACAAGTGTTGACACTGATTCTATTCAGATTGCTGCGGTCACCCCAGTTCCAGGAATTGTCCAAGGAACTCTCCCAACTAGATCAGTTGATGTTAGTGACTTTAAGATAGTATCTACAACACTTGATCCTTCCTCTGATAGTACTCTTTATACTAGACTACCAAGAACGGATATCGAATCTATTGACTTTACTAATGCAAGTTTAACTATAAGAAAGGTTATAAGTGTTGATATTGCTAATGGTCAACTTTCTTCTAACGTAATTGCAAGTCAAAACGAATCATTCTTGCCATTTGATGAGGAAAGATATGCTTTGATTAGAACGGATGGAACAACTGAAGCATTATCTGCTGATAAACTTACTATTGCTAGTGGTGGAACAGCATTAAACATCTTTGGTCTTGGTGCTGATGATACTGGTGCTTCTTTAATTGTTTCTCTTAAGAAGGTTAAACCTACCTCAAAAATTAAGATTAAGAATAGAGTTAAATCTCTAATCGTTGACAAATCAAATAATCAAGCTTCTGGTATTGGATCAACAACTTTAAATGATGGACTAGACTATGGAAGTGGAAACTTCCCATATGGAACTAGAGTTCAGGATGCTACAATTTCTCTGAATGTTCCAGATGTCATTGAGATTCATGGTATTTTTGAGTCTGCAGATACTAACAATGCTGAAGCACCAAAAGTTTCTCTGATTAATATCAATAGCACATCAACTACAACTGGAGAACTCATACTCGGTGAATCTTTCATTGGACAATCGTCTGGTGCAAATGCAATTATTGGAGAGGTATTGACATCTTCTCAGATTTCATATCTACCCAAAAATGATAGTAAATTTATTGAGGGAGAGACTGTAATCTTCCAGGATACAGGAATTCAGGCAGTTGTATCTGTTCTGAATTCTAATAGTTTTGATATTTCTGAAAACTATAAGTTTAGAACTGGTCAAGAAAGTACATTCTATGATCAAGGAAGAATCATAAGAAAAGAAGGTAAGTCTGCTCCTGCCAAGAAACTAAAAATTTATTATAAGAGTGCATCTTTTGACTCAACAGATAATGGAGATCTTACCACTGTAGAATCTTATAAAAACTTTGATTATGATACTGAAATCAAAGCTATTAATGGAGATGCTAATACTGATATAATTGATATCAGACCAAGAGTTTCTGATTATACTGTTACCGAAGGCGCAAGATCTCCTCTGGAATTTTTTGGAAGATCATTTGATGCTGATGGAAATTCAGCGACAAATGCCTTGGCATCTGATGAAGCAATTTTAACAACATTCTCTCATTATCTTGGAAGAATTGATAGAGTTTTCTTAGACAGAAAAGGTAAATTCCAAGTTGTATACGGGACTCCATCAGAATTACCACAACCACCAAATCCAATTGATGATGCATTAGAGGTTGCCACAGTAACTCTGCCTCCATATCTTTATAATGTTAGAAATGCATCTCTGAAGTTCTTGGAACATAAGAGATTCCAGATGAAAGATATCAAGAAACTTGAGAATAGAATCTCAAGTCTTGAGTATTACACATCACTCTCTTTACTTGAGGCGAACACGGCAAATCTGTTTGTTCCAGACGGCGAGGGACTGAATAGATTTAAATCTGGATTTTTTGTTGATAATTTTACTGCATTTGGTGCTCAAGAAACAAGCGCACCAATAAAAAATAGTATTGATAGAGCACACAAAGAACTGAGACCAAGACATTATACAAACTCTATTGACTTAATCTTTGGTCCCGTTGTTAATGTAGATTCTACTGCGGATCTTAACTTCTCAACTGTAGAAGGAAATAATATAAGAAAGGCAAATGATGTAATCACTCTCGACTATAGTGAAGTTGAATACATTAATCAACCATTTGCAACTAGAACAGAAAGTGTTACTCCTTTCTTGATTAGTTTCTGGCAGGGAACTATGGAATTAAATCCTGCTTCTGATACCTGGGTTGATACTGTAAGGATTGAACCTAAGGTTATTGATGTTGAGGGCGATTATGCTGCTCAAGTTGCATTACTTCAGCAAACAGAAAATCTTGATCCACAAACTGGGTTTGCTCCTATTGTTTGGAATGCATGGGAAACTAATTGGACTGGATTTGAGTTTAATGATACCACTACAACAAGAACAACCACACAAACCGGTGCGACCAGAAGTGTTGGTGGTTGGGTTAATAATAGTCATCCTAGTCCGGCAAGATTGGTACAAGACACAATTACAACAACCGTTGAGGACACTGTTAGAGAAACAATTCGTACTGGTGTAGAAACACGAACTGGTTCTCAATTATTTGTTCATGAACAGTTTGATCGTGAGTCTGTCGGAGACAGAACAGTAAGTCGAGATCTCATTCAGTATATGAGATCAAGAAATGTTGAGTTCATTTCTAAGAGAATGAAACCTCTTACTAGAATGCATGCATTCTTTGATGGTGAGCAAGTTGACAAATTCTGTGTTCCAAAACTTTTAGAAATCTCAATGACATCTGGAACATTCCAGGTTGGAGAAACTGTTATTGGTAGAATGGTCAGACCAGGACTTGCACCTGTTGCAAGAAGACTGGCTGGAGAAGAGCAAAGAATTACATTTAGAGTTGCTCAGTCAAATCATAGAGAGGGCGAATATAATGCACCTGATCAAGTATTCAGAGAAAGTCCATATGATGGAACTCCTATGTCTGCGGTATATTCCGCAACTTCAACCATATTAAACGTTGATACATTCTCACTATCAAATGAAGCTCAGGGAGAGTTTTCTGGATCAATTGCTGAAGGAATGATTCTCAGAGGAACTACAAGTGGTGCAGAAGCAGTCATAACAGGACATAGACTTGTTTCTGATCTTGCTGCAAACCTGATCGGTAGTTTCTTTATTCCAAATCCCAATTCTGTAAATCATCCAAGATTTGAGACTGGAACAAAGGTATTCACATTAACTAATGATGAGGATAATGATCCAGATGTAGCAACAACAATTGCAGAAGAAGCATTCACTGCTTCTGGAACACTTGAGACCGTTCAGGAAAATATCATCTCGGTCAGAAATGCAAGAATTGAGAGAAGGCAAGAGTTCCAAGAAAGAAACGTTAACGAAAGTCTTGGAACCGAAGTTGTTGGTTCTCAAGTTATTAACCAAACAACAACCGAAAATACAATTGGTTGGTATGACCCTCTTGCACAATCATTCTTAGTTGAGGAGGAGACGGGTGTATTCGTCACCAAGTGTGATATTTACTTCAGAACAAAGGATGACATGGACATTCCTTTGGTTTTCCAAATCAGAACCATGCAAAATGGTTTCCCAACACAGAAGATTTTACCATTCTCCGAAATTGTTGTTGATCCTGCCGACATTGATCTGTCTGATGATGGATCAGTTGCAACAACAATTGAGTTTAAGGCTCCTGTCTTCCTAGAGGGTGGTCAAGAGTATGCAATCGCTCTTGCATCTAACTCTACCAAGTATAGCGTTTACATCTCAAGAATTGGCGAGAATGATCTTCTAAGTGATGCATTCATCTCAAACCAACCATATCTTGGATCTCTGTTTAAATCGCAGAATGCTTCTACCTGGGAAGCAAGTCAGTGGGAAGATCTTAAGTTCATTATGTATAGAGCAGAATTCCTTGAGTCTGGCACTATTGATTTCTATAGTCCAGAACTTTCTGAAGGAAATAGACAGATACCTGTTCTCCAACCAGATTCTCTTGAGGTTTCTTCTAGAACAATTAGAGTTGGACTCGGAACAACCGTCCAAGACTCTGGATATGAAATTGGTAATACATTCTTCCAGGGAGCAAGTCATGTTAACAAGACAAATGCTACAGGCGTTCTGATCGGTGTTGCTGGAACTATCGAAAGAACCGGACTTACAATTTCCAATGCAGGTATTGGATTGACCCCAACAGATGGGTCTCATACATTTACTGGAGTTAATCTGGTTACTTTAACTGGAAATGGTAGAGGTGCTCAAGCAACTGTCGGTGTTAATAATGGTGCGGTTAACTCAGTAGTGATTACTGGAGATGGTGGTAATGGATATCAAACTGGTGATGTTGTTGGAATTGATACCATTGGTGCTGGATCAGTGGGTAGAAATGTAAGACTTACCGTTTCTGGAATTGGTAAGACTAGTGAACTTATCTTAGATAATGTCCAAGGAGACTTTACTATTGGTGGAGCGCAACTGAACTACTTTAACAGTGTTGGCGTTGCTAAAACTCTGAACAATGATCTACCTGCTGCTCCAGGCGGTAATGTTCAGATTGCTTCGATCAATGAAATCACTGATGGACTGCATATTAAGGTGAATCATCAAAACCATGGAATGTACTTCCCAGATAATAAAGTAGTTATTGCTGGAGTTCTTCCAGATGTTAAACCAACCAAATTGACTGCTGCATACACTTCTAGTTCTACATCTGGTCTTTCTGTTGAGGACGCAACTGGATTCTCTACCTTTGAGAATGTTAGTGTTGGAACTACGAATACAGGATATCTCTTGGTCGGAGAAGAAATTATTGAGTACACTAATGTTGATGGAACCACTATCGGTGGTAACATTGCCAGAGGAAATAATCCAATCACATATCCTGCTGGAACACCAGTTTATAAGTATGAACTTGGTGGAGTTTGTCTCCACAGAATTAACAAAACTCATACATTGAGTGATGTTTCTATCGGAAGTTCTATTACATTCGATTCTTATAACATCAAACTTGATATGTCAGAGAAGTTTAATGCTTCTAATGATGACAGAAGCGACGATGCACTTGGATTCCCCAAACTCTTTATGGGTGCCACTGGACCAACTGGAGGACCAAACATTACGGCAACTCAAAATATGCCATTTGAGATCATTACTCCAATCATTCAGAATGTTACTACAAGAGGAACTAGCATTAGTGCAGAGGTTAGAACAGTAACTGGTCAGAGTATGAGTGGTAATGAAATTGCTTATCTTGATGCTGGATTTGAACCAATTGTTCCAAACTCGCCAAACTATCTTAGCAGCACAAGATTGATTTGTTCTAAAGTCAATGAAGATGCTAAACTCACAAATATTGAGGGTGCTAAGTCTTTACAAATGAGAGTTAACATGGTAACCACAGACTCTCATATTTCTCCAGTTATTGATGGTCAGAGAGTTAGCACTATTCTTTCTTCTAATAGAGTTGATAGTCAAATTACTGACATCGCAAATGATTCTAGAGTGAAACAAATCTTGACAGATCCTACTGCTTGTCAGTATATTTCTAAAGAGATTACACTGGAAAATCCAGCAACTTCTCTGAAGGTTATCTTTGATGCTCATATCAATGACTTCTCTGATGTACGAGTATTGTACGCTATTAGCAATAAGGATGGATTTGACCCAATCTTTGTTCCTTTCCCAGGATATAAGAACCTGAACTCTAGAGGTCAAATTATTGATATCGCAGATAACAATGGTGAACCCGATTCATTCGTATCCAAAACTCCCACGTATGGATTTGATAGTAATTCAGTTGAGTTTAAAGAACATACATTTAGTATTGATGAATTACCTTCATTTAAGTGCTACAGAATTAAAATTCTGTTGACGGGTACTTCACAGACATATGTACCAAGAGCCAAAAACCTAAGAGTCATCGCCCTAGCATAATGCATAAAGTAAAAGATTACGTGGATCTCGCAAGGGATCCACGAACAGGTGCCATAGTAAATTTAAATTCTTTAGATCATGAAAAATATGTTGAGAGACGTAAAGTGAAACATAAAGAGTCTCAAAAGGTACAGAACATTGAGGAGGAAGTTGCTAACCTTAAAGAGGATATATCCGAAATCAAATCACTATTAAAGGAGTTAATCAATGGATCCAACTAATATAACATTAGATAATCTGACTAAAAGTTTTGAGTATACTAAGTTGGCAAGTGAAATAGATAGTTGTGGTGATATTGAGCAAATTAAAAATATTGCTAAGTGTTTTTGTAAATTATATTATAAACAACAAGAAACAATGGCGGCAATAGGCATTCCAAATGGCAACTAAAACAATTACCTTTGATCCCGACTCTGGCGTACCATACGGTGCTAATCTGTCAATTTATGGTGGAACCGATTTTTCGACTACCTTTAATGTAAAAACAACATCAAATACTGCTTTTAATTTAACAAGTTATTCTGGTGCAGGTGCATTAGCAAAAAGTGTTGCTGTTGGTGCGACTCTTGGAGCCACAGATACATTTACAGTTGGAATTACAAGCGCAGTAGGTGGATTATTAAAGATCTCTTTGACAGACACAGAAACTAGTGCTTTGACTGAAGGTAGATATGTTTATGACGTTCTTGTAACAATTGGATCATCTACATATCCATTAGTTCGTGGAAACGTAAATGTCTTTAATACTATTTCATCTTGACCCTAAATACAATTAAGGAATTAGTGTATACATGGCTCAACCAGCAAGTAGGTCTGACCTAATAAACTATTGCAAGAGACAACTGGGGGCACCGGTTTTAGAAATCAACGTTGCTGATGAGCAAATTGATGATCTAATAGATGATGCTCTCCAGTATTTTCATGAAAGACATTTTGATGGTGTAGTACAGACGTTTTTAAAATATAAAATTACGGAAGCGGACGTTAATAGAGGTAGAACAAGAGGAAATAGTCAAACTGTTGGTATTGTAACTACAACGGCATCTTCAACCATAGATGGTTCGTCTGTAACATTTTCTTTTGAGGAAAACAGCAACTATCTACAAATTCCTCCACAAGTTATTGGGGTAAACAAGATATTCAGATATGATGGGTCGCAAACTGTGACCAATAATATGTTCAGCGTAAAATATCAATTATTCCTGAATGATCTTTATAATTTCAGTTCTGTAGACATACTGTCCTATGCGATGGTAAAAAGATATCTTGAAGACGTAGACTTTTTATTAAATACTGAGAAGCAAATAAGATTTAATCAAAGACAGAATAGATTATATATTGATGTTGATTGGGGTGATGTAACTAAAGATGATTATCTTATCATCGACTGCTATAGACTTCTAGACCCAAATGACTACAGTAGAGTTTGGAATGATCCATTTCTTAAGAGATATGTAACTCAACTGATCAAAAGACAGTGGGGGCAAAATCTAATGAAGTTCCAGGGTGTAAAGTTACCTGGTGGAGTTGAGTTAAATGGTAGACAAATCTATGATGACGCTCAAAAAGAACTTGATGTCATCAGAGAGGTTATGTCTAATACCTATGAACTTCCTCCATTGGACATGATTGGTTAATCTTATGCTTAATCCATATTTTCAGCAAGGTTCTAGATCTGAACAAAATTTAATTCAGGATCTTATCAACGAACAGTTGAGGATGTATGGTGTCGAAGTGCATTATCTTCCAAGGAAATATTTAACTGAGAAAACTATACTTAAAGAAGTAATACAATCAAAATTTGATGATGCATACCCTATCGAAGCATACGTAGATAATTTTGATGGATACAACGATAACACTACAATATTATCAAAATTTGGAATACAACAACAGCAAGAATTAAATTTAATTATTTCAAAGGAAAGATTTGAGAATTATATTTCTCCTTTGATGAAGAATGAAGAGAATGTAAAACTAACTACAAGACCAAAAGAGGGAGATTTAATTTATTTTCCTCTTGGTGATCGTTTATTTGAGATTAAATTTGTTGAGCATGAAAAACCATTTTATCAATTACAAAAAAACTATGTCTATGAGTTGAGATGTGAACTCTTTAGATATGAAGATGAGGTTATTGATACTGGTATTGATGACATTGATGACGTTTTAACTGGTGGAGAGTCTGATGGATTAACAGAAGATGGTATATCCACAATTATCGGAAGCACTCAAAGACTTACTTTAATTGGTGCAGCATCAACTGCAACGGCATCTGCTGGTATTGTAAATGGTGCAATTAGATTCATCAGATTGACCAATAGAGGTGGTGGATATCTTGCACCACCTAGAGTAGCAATATCTTCTGCCCCATCTGGTGGAGTCACTGGTATTGCTACTGCAATAATGATTGGTGGAATTAATGTCTGTAATCAAAGTGCAAATCCAAAGGCACAATCTGTTCAGCAGGTTCAGATTTTAAATGCAGGTAGTGGATACACTAATTTACCTGGAGTTAGATTTGTTTCTAATAGTGGAGCAGGTGCTGCAGCAACAGTGGGTATTTCGACAACAGGTGGTGTTGGAATAGTTACAATATCCTCAGGAGGTTCTGGTTACACAACCTCACCAACAGTAACATTCTCTACACCAAAACATGTTGGTGCTGCTGCTACTGCTGTTCTAGATAGTCCTATTGTCGGTGGTGGTGTTAGTGTTACATCTGCACCAATAAGTATCGGTGCATCTGCATTCCTGTTCCCAGGAGGGACAACTGGTGGTGTATTCTATAAAACAGCACCTACAGTTACGTTTGCACTACCTACAGGCACAGGAAACGCTGCAGAAGCAACTGCAACTTTGGATGAGTTGGCACAAACTGGAGGTACAGTAGAAACTCTTGCAATTACCACAGGAGGTAAATTCTACACCAGTGCCCCAACAGTAACTATTGCACACCCAGGAACTAGTGTTGCTAGTGCAACCATAGGAATTGCTGGTTCCTCTATCAATCCAAGTTCTATTGCATTCAGCACCACTGGTAGAGCATATACAACTGCTCCAACAGTTGCTATATCAACCTCGTCTGGTCAAGATGCTCCAACTCAAGTTGCTGTTGGTATTGCAACAATTCATCCAATAACGGGTATTGTTACCGCA